TAGAAAAATTATATTTTACTAATATACAGATGCGTAATGCTCTGATACAGATTGAAGACAAACTAGTGCATGACATGTGGTTGCCTGATATAATATTAGGCATTAACAGAGGTGGTTGTATTCCAGGTGTGTACCTTTCTCACAGATTAAAGAAAGAACATGCAGTGATAGATGTAAGATTGAGAGATCATGCTGCTAAACCCAATCTATCAGTGTTGGAACGAGAGTTTGCTTTTCAAAAGAAAATATTGATCATCGATGATATCAATGACACCGGTGCTACTTTTCAATATATTATAGATAATTTTGGTAGACATGATAGAATACGATATGCCGCAGTGATCAATAATCGACCATCTCCGGTAAAAATAGATTATTATGGTTATGAAATAGACAAGAATGAAACTCCGCAATGGGTAGTATTTCCATGGGAAGAATGGCAGAAATAACGGCCAGTTTGACTTCTAATCTAAATATCCGTATAATATACATATGAGCAACAAAGCAGGAAAAATTTGGGGACAAACAGAACTAATACATGCCAATGGTGTGTTAGAGTTCCATAGAATAGATTTCAAAGCAGGTGGAGTGTGTTCCAAACACAAACATCAATTCAAATGGAATGGATTCTACGTAGTAAGCGGTCGAATGAAAATTCGAGTTTGGCAAAAAGATTATGATCTTATTGATGAGACCATATTAGGACCAGGAGATTTTACTCGAGTTAAACCAGGTTTGATGCATTCGTTTGAAGGTTTAGAAGATGGTGTGGCTTTCGAACTTTATTGGGCAGAATTCAACCACGATGACATCCAGAGAGAAACTGTGGGTCATTTCAAGAGCGGTAACGTGGTTCGATTAGATAAAAAAGATAAAAAATAGTAGGACCGACATGTATTCGGTAATTGACGAAACGGAATATCCAGTATATACTTTAGACAGTGATCCAGAAATGGAAAAGAAAAAACGTGGTACATATTCTACGGAAGAAATATTAGAAGCAGTAAAGGCATTACATGAGCAAAATTAAAATAGCAGAACTATTCTACAGCATACAGGGAGAAGGCAGGTACATGGGTGTGCCTTCGGTGTTCTTGAGAACATTTGGTTGCAACTTCACTTGTGCTGGTTTTGGATTGCCCAAAGGCATGCGCAGTGATGAGAATGATCGAGTATTTGAACAGCACAAACAATTTCCTTTTAAGAGTTATGAGGAATTGCCATTGGTGAACACAGGCTGTGATTCGTATGCATCTTGGGATCCGCGATTCAAAGATTTATCTCCCATGCTGACATCAGATGCCATTGTGGAAAGAACAATGCAAATATTGCCACACAAACAATGGGTGGATGAACATTTTATATTCACAGGCGGCGAACCATTGCTGGGTTGGCAACGTGCTTATCCAGATGTATTGGAACATGCAAAGATGCAGGCTTTGAAAGAGATCACTTTTGAAACCAATGGCACACAAAAACTACATGCAGATTTTAAAAAATATCTCACTGAATGGAGTCAGAAAAACAGTAGAAGTAAAGAATCCATAACATTCTCTGTGAGTGCAAAATTGAGTGTGAGTGGAGAGAAGCGAGAAGAAGCCATACTGCCTGAAGTGGTGGCAGAATATGGAGATGTAGGACATGTGTATTTGAAATTTGTGATTGCTGATATTGATGATGCCTATGAAGCTATTGAAGTAGTGAAGGATTATAGAGCAGCAGGATTTAGAGGATCGGTTTATCTGATGCCTGTGGGTGGGGTAGAAAGTGTCTATCATATGAACAATAGAACAGTGGCAGAATTGGCCATGAAGATGGGCTACAGATACAGCGATAGGTTGCAGGTGCCATTGTTCAAGAATGCCTGGGGCACATAATATGGTAAAGATATATTGGAAAACAATTGATTTATTCCAAGAAGTGTATTAAAATATAGATATGAAAGTCAAAAAAACTAAAAATACAAAGGTTCAGAAGAGTGAAGAGCCAATGGTTAAGGTTTTACAGGTAAATGTAAATCCAGAAAATCCAAGAAATGGATTCTTCGAATTGGATTGGAATGATGAATTTGTTAATATGTTGAAACAGAATGGCTACAAAGGTGCATCAGAAGAAGAGATTGTGGATCGTTGGTTTCAGAGCTTGTGCAAGACCATCGGCAATGAGCAGGGTGTAGACATAACCGGTGCAGGTTATGTACAAATCAATCGACGAGAAGACGGCAAGACAGAGGTATCATAGAGTATGACCCACATACTAGTGGATACTGCTAATACTTTTTTCCGAGCAAGGCATGTGATACGTGGTGATGCTTCAGAAAAAATCGGTATGGCTATACATATCACTCTAAATTCTATCAAAAAAGCCTGGAATGATTTTGACGGCTCTCACGTGGTATTCTGTTTGGAAGGTCGTAGTTGGAGGAAAGATCATTATGCTCCTTATAAAAGAAATCGAAAAGAATTAGCAGATGCCATGACAGCCGCAGAGCAGGAAGAGAACAAGCTGTTTTGGGAGTGCTATGATGATTTTGTGGATTTTATTCGAACTAAAACCAATGTTACAGTGCTGCAGAACAGCCGATGTGAGGCAGATGATTTAATAGCTCGTTGGATTGATAAACATCCTGATCAACAGCATGTGATTATTAGTACAGATAAAGATCTTAATCAATTGATAGCACCCAATGTGAGACAATACAATGGTGTTACAGAAGAGACGATAACAGTGGATGGCTATTTTGATAAAAAAGGCAATCCTGTAATAGATAACAAAACCAAAGAGCATAGAAAAACAGAGGGTGCAGAATGGACCATATTTGAAAAAGCCATGAGAGGTGATCCATCTGATAACATATTTTCAGCATACCCAGGTGTGCGCAAGAAAGGTACCAAAAGCAAGGTGGGATTATTGGAAGCATTTGAGGACAGAATCAATAAAGGATATGCTTGGAATAATCTAATGTTGAGCAAATGGGTGGATCCAGATGGTTTAGAACACAGGGTCATAGATGATTATGAGCGTAATAGATTATTAGTTGACTTGCATGCACAACCAGAAGTTATAATACAGGAGCTAGATCAAACAATTGATCAAGCCAAAGCAGAAAATAAACAGATATCACAAGTGGGAATAAGATTTATGAAATTTTGTGCCAAATATGATCTACAGAAAATCACAGAACAGGCACAATTGTATGTAGAACCATTTAATGCGAGATTAGTATGACCATGCGAGCAAAAATATTAGTAAAAGATAAATTTTGGATCATTGAAGAGAATGGCCAAAAATTAGGCACACTACAGAAGAAAGATGATAATGGTTGGATATTTTTGGGCAAGAAAGATCAGAGACAAGAATATCCCACACCAGAAAGCCTGTACGCAAGATTTGGATCGGGTATATTTGCCACAGATATTACTGTGCCAGAAAATACACTGCAAGACATTGAAACCGAGTGGCAAGTACATGGATATCCCTGCTCACAACAGCCTTATAATGCCATGTTTGATGTACAGAAACAACTGCCTATCTACACCAAAACACCCAAAAGCCGAAGCTTATTTTGTGCAGGATATTACATTATAGACTTCCCCAAAGGTTGGAGGAAAGCCTACTGTCCCAAGGTAATTACACTACAGCGATATGCCTACAAAGGGCCTATCAAAACTAAAATAGAAATGCAACAGGTATTAAATGACGCAATCAAAGAACAAACTGCAAACACAGCCAATTGAAGATTTCATAGCCAGAGTACGTACTGCTAAAAACAAGCAGGAAAAAACTGTTATTTTGACCATGCAAGACGCCGATCGTTTGGCATCTAGTTTGAGCCAAACCATGACAAGAATAGTGTCTGTGCAGGAAGAAATGATCGAGGCGTTAAAAACAGCACAACAGGCGCAAACGATCAACATCGAAATGGACGGCGGTAAATTCAGCAAATAATCTATCTGGTAAAAATTGGTAAATACTATGATAGATTATGTCAAGACCAAAGCCCACAGTGCTGTTAACAATCAGCAACAAAGAGACCTACAAGCAAGAAGAAGTTCTAGCTGCGGAAGGAATTTGGGCGGTATTTTACGATGGTAAACCAATCAACCTGAAAAGTTCCAGTTTGGTCAGCAATTACCCAGGTCCCAAATACAAGAAAGTTTCTTTTTCCAATCCAGGACACGCAGAAAACCTAGCTAAAAAACTCAACACCATGCACAAGACTGACAAGTTTGGTGTGTACCTATTAAAGACCGGCGAAAAATTTAAAAGATAATTAACAGTATGGACGTCAAGACCGCCTATACTCGCACCTTCATGCAACTGTTGAATCAGCCTGATCATGAGGAGACACTCAAAAGCTGCTATTACACTTGGTGGCAGAATGTGAGAGAGAGCTATCAAGCTAGATCACTGCGATTGACCAAATCAGGATTGGATATCGTAAAACGATTAGAAATCAAAATCTATACGATTAAATTTCCAGACAAGATCATTTTCACACCGCAGACTTTCCTATGGCTGGACGAATTTGTAGATTGTCCATATTATGTGGATAAGAAACAGATCACTGTGACCATGGAGAGAATGGCTCTGCAATTGATGATGTTTGCCGGAGATGTCACCAAATACGGCCTAGCTCGTGCAATGAGCTATCTGGACGAGCAAAAAAGTCAGTAAAATCAGTGGGTTATACCCAGTTGACCTTATATCGTTTTATGTTATAATGATACTATAACAAACTTTAAGAGAGGTCTTAAAATGGTGAGCAAAAAAGAAAAG